AAAACAAAAGACGAGCTTGTCTACATACTAGAACAGGTAAGTCAGAGAGGATTTTATGACGGATAATGTTTGATGAAGATTACGGTTGGGACGATTTAGAGGAGGAGCTATGACACAAGCCATAGATATATACAAGCCGAGATATATTGCTGTTACTCTTGCACAACTTCAGGCATTGAACGATACGTCACTTGTAATGAAGTATGACAAGAACGTTCACCCTGCTTGGTTTCTGCACGAGTTACCACACTCAGAGCTTGACAAACTAGAAAGAAACATGCGTTGGTATTCCATATCAGATGAAGTACCTATTGTGATGAGCATGGCGATACCAAAGTTCTATCGAGCTAACAAGCCGATTGCTGCGTACATGCGTACGTATTGGATTGCTATGTTGAAAGACAGGGTAACAGGTGTGACACACATGGTTGCAGAGGAGGACTTCTGCATTGACATACCAATGAACGTGTACTTATCACTTGATGATGTACCCGAAGCCAAAGAGTTCGACAACATAGATTCGATAGAGCTAGACAATGTTCAACTCGAACAAGATGTTGAAGATGCAATAAAGAAAATACTAGAAGAGGAATAATGAATTGTGCTTATTGTAATAACGTTGCAAAACATATAGCAGTTATAACTGTTTATTATTTTTCAGATAGTATCGAAGATGAACTCAAACATTTATGTGATGAACATTATTTACATAGAGAAGAAATGAGTTATAACAGAGAAACTGGAATATAGAGGAGGAGTAATGGATATAAAGATAGAAGAAGTAAAAATAATTTATACCTACAACCCTACGCAGACTAGCTGTGCGTTTGATGAAATAATTTCATGTGTACAAGACAATCAAATGTCAGGTGACTACACAGTAGTAGGATACAGCAATCCAATAGAGTACAAAATTACGAAGGAGGAATAATGTATGAGTGTGTTTGGTGTGGAACTACAAATATAAAAATTACAATGGAAAATAATACTATTTGTTTAGATTGTAATAATGTTAATCAAATAAGTATAAGGGAGGAATAATGAAAACAATTATTAAATGTTCTGATTGTGAAGAAATGTTGATTGAATATGTTTATTACGATAACAACAATCAATATCTTAAAAGTACAAAAGAGTGTTTATATTGTAATTTCATTATGGAGGAGGAATAATGGACGTAAAAGAAGAAGCACGTAAGACGTTTGAGTCTCTGCTTGAGGACTTTGTAGAAATGCAAAACCGAGAGCAAGATGAGGACTTGTATGAGGAGCTAGATAATCGTGTCTACTCTATCAGGAAAATAGAAACTTATGAACTGCAACTTGCAGGAGGCGGACCTTCGTATTGGATTCAGTTTGATGTAGATAATCAAGAGGTCACAAACATAAAGTTTAAATATGCTTGGTGGTCATCTCCTGTATTGATTAGTTATTACAACATGACTAATGATGAATACAAAATATTAGAGTGGTTTGTTGAACAGTTTACGGGTGGCGATTTAAGTTGGTTAGAGATTCATAAGAATTAAATTCCTAGCAAACCACTAGGTATGATGTGGGGAACACTGCACCTCCGTTCCCCATGTCTGATACTATTTCACAATATCTTTAAATTATCCCAACCCTTTTGATTCACAGTAAAAGTAAGCACACCTGGGTGAGACCATAGACCACTTCTTGCTGTAAAGTCTATAGATTTATCCAAGCTAGGAGATTGAAACCAAGTTCTATCACCTTGTTGTTTACTTCTAAAATGATGGTAATGACCTGTAATAAGAATCTGACATTGACCCGCAGGTAGAAACCCATACATCTGACCCTTCCACCAATTCTCTATCTTAGTTTCAGGATTGCTTCCACCTCCTGATGTCATGTGACCATGTGTCCATCCGCATGTAATACCTTTTATATCCATCACCTGATGAAAACTATCAGGAACTTCTACAGATACTTTCTTGTATCTTTCAGGATTAGCTTTCATAATCTCACCACATATCTGCAAATGCATGGTGTCTGTATTATCTAATCTATTTGTAACCACTTGACCCTTTTGCGAACGTGCAGCTTCCCCATGATTCCCTGGCGCACCTGCCAACACTAACTTATCTGCGTGTGGTAAAAAGGTATCTACTGTTTTCATCATCATTGACCTAGCCAATGCATACTGTTCTATCAATGTGAGTTCAATATTATAAGGTTGACTGTCATAAAATCCATAACAATTCTCAGTGAGGTCACCCAAACCTATCATGTATATTTCATCTATCTGAACACCTATCTTACGCAGTTCTTTAATTCTGTTTACAGCATCTTGTAAAGCTATGTCGTATCTCTTGATTGTATTCTCTACTCCGTAATCTTTTTTTCCAAGTTGCCAATCCGCCATGAAAAATAAAAATGCGGTATCACCACCGTGTGTGCGCAGTTTGAGTGGTGGTTTACGACCTGCTTGTTTAAATAACGCATTGAAATATTTGTCGTGTCCTGGTCTTTTTTTCTTTACTATTCCTTTGAAAGCGTAGAACGTTTCTGTTCTGCCACCTTTTAACTGTACATTCCACGAAGATGCTCTTACTGAACCCTCTATCTCGTAATGCTTGGGGTCGAACCCCCATTCTAATAATATGGAATCAAACTTATTTCTGTAGTTTGGGTCTGTTCCAACGTGTGTGATTTCACCTATACCTGTTTGTTCATTTACTTCTAGTCCTGGTTGCCACCCTGACTTGTAAAAGTTATTACCCCATTCTTCAGGCACTTTAGGCATAATACCTCCTTTGCTCTGTTGACATCATTATACAGTAATTAAAAGACAAATATCTCTGTTTGTGAATTTGTGATTTAAAGGGTACTAATACTTGCAATTTGGTGTAAAATGGAGTAGGAGAAATATGCCAAAACTAGAAGTAGAAAATGAGGCAAAGTTAGTCGCCATAGAATATGCGGGTGTAGGTAGTTTACCGCACTTCATAGTGGAGATAAATGGCGAATATAAATCTGTACCTGTCAAGACAGGTGTGAATCTTATAAATAACTTTTCATAAATACTTACACATACAGATATAAGGATATTAGACTCTAAGTAATAGAGGAAGGAGATATATGTCTTATGAGGACAGTCTAAAGAAATTACTTAAACCATTTCCAAAGGAGCATGTAAAGAATGCACCCAAAGGAAAGTTCGGAAAATATGTTACCCACAGTCGTTACGTTGAAAGATTACGTGATAGTGGTATACCATACTCCTGGACTTGTGAACCAATCTATGGAACACACAATGGTGAGAAAAGAATCGTTGGTGCAAAAGGCACTATAAAACTAGGAACAGATTCATACGATGGTATAGGAGATGTTGACACATTTAAGTTAGATAACAAAAACATAAACGATGGGTCTTTGTTGAAAGACGCTGAATCAGACGCATTCAAAAGAGCATGCATGAGATTTGGGCTAGGTGTTGAGTTGTGGTCAGGAGATGTAACAGAGGAAGAATTTGATACAGCTACACCGCAGGGTAACACCACAGTCACTGAACAGCAGAGCAAAGTCGTAGTTGCAGAGTCAACAGCTCCTTCCAACACAACTACGACAAGCTCTGATTCAAACGTATTATTTTGTCCAAAGCCATGTTATTCACCAGTAAAGATATACATGCCTGAAGATAAGAAGAATCCACGTGCTGCAGATTTTAGATGTACTGCAGGTGGTAAGTGTTTGAACGGTGAACAAAAAGGAAGTATGACATATTCTAAATCGTGGTATAAGGACGCTAAGTTTTTACCACCAGGATATAAAGAAGCATACGATAATTTAACTACAGTTGCATTAGAGGAAAAAGGTATAACGCCACCAAAGGCACGTTCACTAGATGAGATTGAGGAAGGGGAAGCACCATTTTAGGTTTAAAACCCTGTGAGATTTGTGGAAGTATTGCAGTAGCTAAATTAACAACTGCTGATAGAAAGCAATATGGTCTGTGTGGAGAATGTGCAGATGATGCCATGTATGGTTCAGAAGATACTACCGATATATAATGTCACATCCCATACCAGGAATGAGTTATTATTGTGAAGATTGTGGTGAATTTATTATTGAAGAACGCCACCTCTGCACATAAGTAGCAAGAGCCGAGGTAGAAAGGATAACACCCTCGGCTTTGCTATATGTTTATTTAGTAATTTGTTTTTTAGCGTATGTCTTGATGACTGCTAATGCAGCACCACCACCTGCTAATGCAGCTAACTGAATAGTTTCAGCTTCTACACCCACAAGCGGAGCAACTGTTAATGCACCAATGAACGCTTCAATGAATGTCCAAGCGGTACGCTCTAACATATCTT